GCGGCCTTAGCGCGATGGAGAGCGGCGGCTGATTGGACGTAGAGCTCCGTCCGACCGTACACCATGCCGCAGAAATCGTCCTCCTTGCCGGTTTGGCGCTTAGGCTGCATTGGCCAGGCTGATGGGTCGAAACCGGCAGGTTGTCGCCATCTCCCGCGGACAGCGGAATCGTCACCGCTGAAGGCGGCCGGGGTACCTTTGGGACACGTCAGGCTAGCACCGGTGAGGGCGGCGTCGTCGTGAGTGTTGAACAGCCACGTCCAGGCGTCCCCAGAGTTCTGGGTCGGCATTTGGGGACCAAGGTAGCTGTACATATTCAGGCGCCTGTAGCGGTAGCCGTTGATATAGTCGTCCGGTACGCCGGCCATTTTGAGCAGCCAGCAGTTGAACTCCACGAAGACGCGATCGCAACCGGCGTCCCACGAGGTGTAGTCATTGGCAGTTACCTCGCCGGGGCCCCAATGTTTGCGGTACCATTCCTGATGAATCGTGACAGGTTGGTCGTGGAGGTACGTGGTGACACGTCTCCAACTCCTGGACACACCACGGAAATAGTTCATCCACAGCAGGTCCTCGAACGTGCGTCGCTTCACCATGGGGGAGATGACTTGTCCCGCCTTAGCCGTGGACTTGGCGGCCAGCTTCTTTATGTCCTGCCCCTTGAGGAACAGGGCGAGATACCGCTCGGGATGGTCATCGGGCTCGACGGACAGTGAACGCTCGATCTCCGCAGCAGTCTTGCCTCCGGCCCAGCTCTTGAGAGCAGCAGCACCCGCGGCTTCGAATCGCGCCTGGGAGTTCTCCATCTTCCTGACGTGGAAGAATTTGGAGTACCCCTCGCGGAGCTGTTCCAGCCTGACGCGATCGCTGGCATTGAGGTGGCCAGAGTCCACGCCGACGCGAATGCGTTTGCGCATGGCCCACTCAGTGGTGGCCGGATCCGTGCGGCGGTGCCGGGGGATATCCTCCGCGGCGAGCTCGTCGAATTGAGCCGTGGCAGGGTTGATGCCAGGGACGCGGTGCTCACGGGTCTCGGGAGGCGTAAAGTCCTCATG